CTAGCACGATGCGTCCAGTGCTGTCCGGGCCGTACTGAAGGTCGATCATAACGCATCGGTCACCACCGATGCCTGAGTACGCCGCGTCGATCCCGATGATTCGCGTGATCTTGTCGGCGCCCTGCCAAATAATTTCATCGAACGCCTGGTTCTGCTCGCACAGCGACATGGTTACCACACGCCGCGTGCCGCCGTCTCGGGGCAGCAGCCCGAGGTTCATCATCGAGAACTGCAACGAGTCTCGGCCGTAGTAATCTAAGTCCGCCTGAATCTGCTCTGGCGTGATGATGCCTCGGTACGGATTGGTTCCTTTCGGAAACTTCGCGTTCGGCGTGTCGTACCCGCATAGCTGGACAGCAACCCCTCCTGGTGCCCGTGTTCTCCAGGTGCGTGTTTGCTCAAGGTATTCAATGCCTTCCCAGCCACCCATCGTAGAGTGCGGCTCGCAGACTACCCCAAGCGCGTCGTTGCGATCCTTGGGATTCCCCATCGCGATCAGCTTGAACTCAGGATTCTTGCGAAGGTTGGCGACTGAATCGAGGAATCCCCGGCTCATCAGAGACGCCTCATCTGCGATCAGCATCACTCGGTCGTTCTTGAGTCCAACGTAGTTTGAAAGACCAACGAACGTACCACCAACCTTGCACGCTACACCGATGATTCCATCGCGGAAATCCTGCGCCTCGGCGTCTTGGTCAGAACTGGTCAGGATAAACCGGCTCTCGATAACGCGCCCAGGAAGCCATTCCCGGCGGGCCTTGGCCTTGTTGTGCAGCTCCTTGATCGAGCCCCAGATTCGCAGCTGGAGGCCCTCACGCGTCGTTGACGACATGATGATCGAGGTGCCGGTGGGGTAGATGTAGAACGTGCAGAGCCCGAATGCTGCGGAAGTGTAGGTCTTGCCAGATGACCCTGGGCCCATGATTCCAACCTCTTGATTTTCCGCGAAAGTCTTGATTAGCAGGTCAGACCAGATGTGCCAATCGAAGTGAGGCCAAAGCGCCGTCATGGCCGCTTTGAAGTGATGATATTTCCCGCATCCGTACTTGACGCCACCGGACATTATGTAACCGCCGCGACGAACCATTTCGGCTTCGATGAGAAAGCGGTCTTTTGTACGCCACGGTATAGACAGGTAATCTGGGCTTTCATTCATCTTGCGGGAATGCTGCTGCGGCCTTTCAATAGGTTCAAGCGTCATGGTCGCAGAAAAAAATCGCATAGTAGATGGCCTCCTCACCGCTGAAGGTGGGGTGGATAGCGGTTTTTCGCCCTCACTCATTCAACCGAACCAGCTAGCATGGGCGGTAAACACGACGGTGCGCGGAGGATTTCCGAAAGCGCGGCCGGGGATTTGGACCAAGCTGCTGACGTTTAACGATCCCGCCGTTCTCTACAACGGAGGTTACTACAACGCTGCGGTGCAATCGGCGTTTAAAGAGGGGTTTTTTCAGGGATGCGGATCTTACACCAACGACAACGGAGACCCCTACATTTACGCTTCAATCGGAGGCAAAGTCTTCCAGATCGACATAGGAAATAATTTCCTAGTTACAGATCAAACTCCGCAAACCAGCACATTTTCCGTAAGCACACGTGGCCGCGTGTCAAATGTTGCGACTTACGTTTGCGGAGCGCCGCATGGGCTATTTCCAGGAATGGTGGTGCGACTTCCGGAACCTGTCGGAGCAAGTTTTTCCGCAGGATTTTTCGGAGACTTCATTGTCCAGACGATTCCCAGCCCAACAACTTTTACGACCTACAGCCCAGGAGTTGATGCCGGACCTCTTCTGGGGCCGAATTTCACCGGATATTTGCTAGCGGCAAATAATCCGAATGCGGATCACGTTTACTTTCAGCAGGCAGAGAACTGGTTAATCATTCAAGACGAGCAGAATGCACCATATCTCTACGACGGAACTTCGTTTAGACGAGCTGCAAGCAATGAGGTTCCCGTTGGAGGCCCGATGGCTTATGGAAAAGGCCGGCTCTGGGTTGCCAATGGATCGGAATACTACGGCGGAGACCTAGTCTACGGCGATCCTGCTTTTGGTCGAGACAGCGTGATTCGATTCACGGAAAACACGTTCATCAATGAAGGCGGCGCCTTTGCGGTCTCAAACGGTCCGATTACAGGGCTGGCATTCGCGGCCAACCTGGACACGTCCCTTGGCGACGGCGACCTGCTGGTGTTCACCCCGACCGCCACTTACGCGTTCAACGCGCCTGTGGACCGGGATGTTTGGAAGGATCTCAGTTATCCTATCCAGCGATTTGCACTCCTGAACTTCGGATCGTTCAACCACGAATCCATCGTGCCAGTGAACGGCGATCTATTCTTCCGCGCTCAGGACGGTATTCGCTCGTTGATCTACGCCAGGCGCGACTTTACTGAGCTTGGAAATACACCGATCAGCCGGCAGGTTACTCGTGCGATAGCTTACGACACGGATTTTTACCTGACGGCTGCTAGCTCCGTAAACTTCGACAATCGGATGCTGATGACCATTCAGCCTCAGAAGGTCAACAACCGAGGTATCGTACACCGAGGGGTCGTAGTTCTGGACTTTGATCTTGTCTCGGGCATGGGCCGAAAACTCCCGCCGGCATGGGAGGGGGTCTGGACTGGAGTTGATGTGTTCCAGATGCTGACGATCCGAATCCAGAAGCAAGAACGCTGCTTCATGTTTGGACTGAATCAAGGGGACATCGGTCTCTTTGAGGTCACCAAGAACGGCCAGTTTGACTTCGATGGGTTCGATGATGTACCGATCGACTGGACCATTGAGACCCGCTCACTGACATTTGGTGAACCCACAAACAAAAAGCGCCTTGTTAGCGCCGAGCAGTGGTATGACCAGGTGATGGGCAATATCGAAGCCAAGGTCTACTTCAAGGCTAACGAGGGTGAGTGCTGGCAACCATGGGCCGAGATTAAAGACTGCGCCAAGTACCGCAACTGCGAGCCGGGCGAGATTTCCTGCCCTCCTGCGGTGATTAACTGCCAAGAGGTCAAATACTACCAGCCGCCAGCCAGATCGCGCATTGCCCTCCCGCAGCCTCCGGACAAGTGTGACGTGCAGACCGGAGGGTTTACTCGTGATGGTTACGAGTTCCAGTTGCGCTACGTGAACACTGGCCGCTTCCGGCTCAAGCGCGTGGCAATGGTTGCTCAACGCCTTCAGGAAGATATCTATGGCGATCTGAGCCGCGTTGCCTGCCCGTTACTCTCCGAATAGTATGCCTTCTTCAAACCCAGTCGATTACGGCGCCGATCCCTGTGGACTGAGAAACAGCGCGTGGGCGATCAATGAATGCCTATTCGCTGCGCTGCGCTGCGATTTTCCAGTGGGGACATTCCTGCTTGGATCGAGTCCAGGGGCGAAGATTATCGATCGTGTCCGCACCGCAGGCGTTGCGACGTTTAACACGTCCACCCCGCACGGGCTCGTTGTCGGCGAGAAGATTACCTTGTACGGATTTACCGACGGTACATTCAACGGCACCGGGCCGTTACAGTTTGGATTCACGGTTCTCAGCATACCTACTCCGACGCAATTTACAGCAGCGGTTCCTGGAGCTGATGCACCTCTGGTAACCGAAGATGGTTGGATCAACCTGATCGGCGGCGGTTACACCTCGTCACTTGTGATGGGATACCCACCATTCACAGGCGTAATCAACAACATCGCATTCACCGGCCAGGGCATCGGTAAGACCACCCTGAAGTTTGCCGACCACACCTCCACAAAAAGAGGGGACACTTTTGGATTCAACATTCAGATGCTGAAGACCCTTGGAAATTACACAGGGTTTGGAGTTGTAGGGGCACCTGGAGCTTATGCAGGTGCGCCGCTAGACAGCATCAACTGCAAAAACACGATAATTGAAGGGATTACTTTCGACGGAAACTACGCCAACAATTCGGTCGCAGACACTAAGATAATTTCCATTCAACGAACAAGCGGTGTAAACACTTACAATACGGCGTATCCACACTTTATTACACCGACTGCAACACCGGCTTACATTCCTCCGGTTGTTCCTGCTCCGTACACCAATGTTAGCGCAGTCAACCAGTACATAAGCAACGTAATTACAGTTGGACCAGGAAACGATTCTTCGTTTGTTGGATTTGGTCAGGTTGAAAACATTACCTCGATGTCTTTTCAACGCGATCTCAGGGCTGTAATTATTGGTGCACTTAGGGTAAATTACATTACTTTCAGCTACATAACACTAACAAAACACCCGTCTTGGAACTTTGGATTTACCGTTGGTGATTCAATCATTGTCACGGGGATGACGGATGCAACATTCAACGGAACTTTTACGGTTGCAGGGTTTGTTTCAGCCAACGAAGTTTACTTTCTTGATACTGCACCAAATCCAACCATTACGCTTCCCGCTCAAAACGGACGCGTCTACTCTCCGACACAATACCCAGATGTCTTGTTGACGGCTCAATCAACAGCTGGCGTAAACTCGTCATTCACCGTCGCGGGAATCAACCACGTCGGCGAGAACGCGCTCATTCAGAACAACCAGTTCTACGATTTTGGAGTTGGAATTGCGGATGCCGAGACGTTTATCGTGAAGTCGTTTCTTCCGATGAATGTTCCTGACAACACTCAGGGAGCAAGAGTGCTGAACAACGATTTCAGCTACCAAGGACGCAACTCGATTCAAAGCACCCTGTACCCCGGTAGCGCAGAATCGAACACTCAGTGTGTGGTTGGCGGGTTTTCGAGTCTGATTAACCCGATCAATGTGGTTTCTCGCGTTGGTGGAGTTGCGACCTACACCTGCGTGATGAAGCACACGTTGAGGGTAGGGGATGTAGTGATCGTAAATTCTTTTTCAAACCCCACTTTCAACGGAACTCTGACCGTAATCTCGACTCCAGACGCGTTTCGATTTACAGCAAACACAGGTGGACCAGATGTACTCCCCGGCCTATACCTCGACGGCCAGGTAATCATGCTCCGAAGCCAGCGCATCTTCGCTACAGGATGTGAGTTCAAATACAACCGGGTTCAGGGTGGCCCTAATCCAGTTGACCAGCAGAGTCCGGTTACTGCTATCACCGTTCGTGAAGCCAACGGTGCGGATATCAGCTACAACAATTTCGACGGGTTCCGTGGCACCTGCTTCTACGTCGATTCCTACCAGCACAAGGGAACGCATATCCATCACAACTCGGCACTGAACATATCAGCGTTTATCGCCTTGGTTGTGCAAGATTGGTTTACGTTGATTTCAGGTGTTCCAACTATCACTAATCCAGAGGCTTACTCAACCTTGATTTCAGGGCACAAGGATATGTTGATCGAGAACAACGATGTTCTCCTGACAGGACCGGGATCGTGGTTCTACCAGACCGCGTACACCCCCTTGGACGCCGTTTTCCTGGTCAACAACCATGATGTCAACAAGTCCACCTGGTACTATCCGACGGACTACCAGATACCGATTAGGCCACTGGCTCCGCCGGCCCCATTTCCGACAGGGGCGTCAAGAGACGCAGCTGGTATATCGACGTTCACCACGGTTTCCCCGCATGAACTTCAGGTGGGAATGGAAATTTCGATGGTTAGCGTGGCAGACGGCACGTTTAACGGCGTGTTTACCGTCCTTTCAACACCTTCGACCACGCAGTTTACGGTTAACAACCCGGTGGGTCCGCTTCCAAATACGCCAGTTACGTCAGGAAGCGGATTCCTCGGCATCAACAGCCCGATCAACTTCCCGTGGGAAATCAAACCCATCGGATTCCAGCGCACCGCCGGAGTCGCCACGTACACGACGAACAAGGCGCACCAGATACTCCTTGGATACCACGTAACCGTTGAGGGGCTCAGCAACGCTTCGTTCAACGACCAGGTGATCGTGACCGGAACACCGACCACCACGACGTTTACCTGCGCGAGTCCTGGGCCAGACGTAGCGTTCACCTCCTCGATCGGAAACTTCTTCCGGTACGTCGATAACATCCAGATTGGATGCAACAGCGTCCGAAGGCTCAGCGGACAAGGGTTGGTACGCAATAACGGAGGCCAGTTCGGCAACGCATTTCTCACAGGGCGCCCGAACCGCTGCGTTGCGCCTCTTGAGCAGTTCTTCTATTTCGATTGTCCCGAGGGCTGTTTGGCGCTTGAATGCGACCCAGGCCCGTGTAAGCCAAACGACTACCTTTACCGCATCTAACCATGCCAACCATTGACATTTCCGCTGGCACACTGCCGCCACCAACCTGCTACGCCTCGGAACAGGATCGGCTTGACGCCTACGCCGCCGCGTTGATTGGTAACCTGAACACTGGAGCAGAGTGGGCAAGCTCTCAGACCGTGCCCGGGAACCCTGGACTCTACTGGCTTCGCACCGACATCAGTAATCGCCCAGTTGAGGTGTTGAAGTTTTCGTCGGCGGCCGGAGATGCTCAGTTCATTCGACTGTCGAGTGAAGTGGTGTTTGCCGGAACTGCTAGCGGCGCCGCTGGAGTTTACGCAGTCATAAACTCGCCGCCATATCCAAGCCCGGCGTCAGCCTATCGGACCGGCCAGATTTACACTTTCATTGCGAATCACACCAACACTGCCGGCTGTACGTTGAACGTCGATGGCCAGGGAGCTAAGACAATCACGAAGGATGCCACGGTGGCGCTGTCAGCGAACGACATCCTGACTGGGCAGGTGGTTTCAGTGCTGTACGATGGTGTGAATTTCCAGCTGCTTTCACAGAAGCGGGATTTGACGCGGTTGAGTTTGAAACAGTTTTTGACGTATGCGTCGGCACCAATACCAATCGTTCAGAATGGCGTTCTGATGCCGTTTAATCACGGTTTTGGCGTGATGCCGTTCATGGTTCGAGCCGTGCTAATTCGTCAAACTGGTGTCCCAGGTTCGTTTAGTACCTTTACCGATTCACTGCCAAGCCCTGCGGTGACTTTTGATTGGTACGAAGGCCAAGAGGTTGACTGCTTAAATTTCGTTGCGGATCGAACAAGCGACTTGCCGGCCTTCAAATATCTTTGCGATCCAACTCAAGTTAATGTCCAAGCGGTTGCGTTTAATTCGACTCTTGGCGGCATCATTTTCCCCTACATGACGCCGCCGCTTGGAACCTCAAGTAACGCGTCAGATTACAGAATCAAAGTCTACGCTACCGCACTAAACCCGGCTTACGTCCCATGAGAAAAACCCTCGCCCAAGCCAAGAACTCCACGATCCCGCAGGCAGTCGGTCTGGCCACCTGCGACGAGCGTTTCGTCCAGCTGCTCAACGAGGCTCAGGCTCGTTTGGCAGACATGGGCAAGTGGTGGGGCACGTACAAGAAGCTGCGCGTCTGCGTCACCGCTGGCTGCATCACCTGGCCTCGGGAGGTCAAGACAATCGAGGCGATGAACCTCTGCGGCTACAACATCCCCATCCAGAACCAGTGGTACGAGTTCCAGACGGACACCCGGGCACCACGCACCGGATGCGGCCGGGAAGGATGCGAGCAAGACCAGCTGCTGGATCGTGGCATGGTGACGCAGTTTCGGGATTTCACAGGCGCGTCTAAGATCCGCATCTACCCGCAGCTAGCAGCTGATGCAGGCAAGCGCGTGCTGCTTCAGGGTTTGAATGCTGCCACCAACCAGCCGATCCGGACCTTAGATGCGGTAACTGGAGAGTACGTCTGGGGTGAGTACGTGACGCTACCCAACCCATCGGTGGTCGCCTACGTCGAGACATCCGCAATAAACATCTTCAAGATGCCGGGACTGACCGGCGCTCAGAAGCCGTTAACCCAAGGAAGTCTGACGATCAACGCGGTTAACACGACGACCGGCGTACAGACCCAGATCGCCATCTGGGGCCCAAGCGAGCAGAACCCTGAGTATCGTCGCACCTACCTTGTCGGGATGCCCGAGGTCTGCGGTGGGGCCAACTCGTGCAGCACCACCCAGGACAACTGCTGCATCGACAACGGAGACGGCTGCGTGCCAGCAGACGAGACTTGCACCAACACGGTCGTGGAAGCGATCGTTCGTCTGGACTTCATACCGGCGATCGTTGATTCAGACTGGCTGTTTATCGGGAACCTCCAGGCGATCAAGCACATGATGAAAGCGATCCAGAAGGAAGACCGGAATCAGTACACCGAGGCTGAGCGCGAGATCCAGCTAGCACTGCGGTCGCTTCGGAATGAGCTGGAGGCGTACAGCCCCAACGAGCGCAGCGTAATCAACGTGCAGCCGTTCGGGTCCGCGAAGATTCAATTTCGGTTCGGTGGATTCATATGATGACTCTGATTGCCGAAGAGCTTCCAGCAGCGACGCAGCCGGTGACGTGGCTCGACATCCTGACGGATGAGACCATCACGTTCGACGATCGTTTGGACAGATGGGAAGCGTTCGTGGCGAATCTTCCGCAGCAGGAGTGCCCGCTGAAGCACACGTTCCCAGAGGGGATGTACGTGCGTGAAATCTTCATGCCGGCTGGGTCAATCGTAACCAGTCGCATCCATAAGTTCGACAACCCGTTCTTCATCACCAAAGGCAGGGTCACAGTCATTAGCGAGAACGAAGGTCTAGTCACCTACGTAGCTCCGTATTCTGGCATCACGAAGCCAGGAACCCGCCGTGTGCTGTTTATCCATGAAGATACCACTTGGACAACGGTCCACTTAAACCCCAGCAATAAGACGGATCACGAAGACATCCTGAACGACATTGCGTCCGTGAGGGAAAATCAATACTTACTATGTCAATATTCGCATCAGCAGTTGGGCCAGTAATCGCAGGTGGAATTGTGTCGGCAGGGATTGGTGCCGGTATGTCGGCATCGTCTGCTAGCGCAGCACGCCGGCAGGCCCGTGACGCCGCTAACCTTCCAGGAATCGACATTGGCCAAGTGATGGGAGAATCCTCCCTGAACGCGCCGCGTGCCCGTGAAATGGAGGCTCAGCGAAATGCAATTAGTCGCGACCAGCTGCTAGAGTCACTCGGCATCCAGATTCCCGGTTATCAGCAAGGCCAAGCTCAGAGAACCCTGAACGCGATGTCGCTGCTTCGCGGGGAGCTTCCGCCTGATGTCGCGGCGCAGATTCAACGCAAGGCCGCTAGCCAAGCTGTTCAAGGGGGTTACGCAGGGAGCGCAGCTGGAAGAAATCTTGTGGCGCGAGACATCGGCAGGAGCAGCTTGGATATGGCAAACCTTGGCGCTCAACAATTCGCCAACATCATTGGAACAACGCCAATGGCACCGCTAGCCAACTACGAGTTCACTCCGCAACAGATAGCAGCCCTACGAGGCGGTGAGCGTGGCGCCCAGCAACAGGCGCTGCTTGGTGTTGCCGGTATGCCAAGCGGAACTGGTGTCGCTGGCCAGGCGTTGGGATCGCTTGGATCAGGGTTGACCAACCTTGGATTCGCGCAGCTGGGGGCGCAAACTCGCGCTAATGCTGGCACAGGTGGTGATTGGAATTATTCAACCGGAATGCCGACAGGTTACGGTCGCCAAGGACTAAGCTAAAATTTTATGGCAAACCCCTTCTCAGGACTCGAAAACATCGGGCAATCGTACCTCCAAGGCGTGCAGCTGGCGAATCAACGCCAGGCCAGGGAGGAAGCAGCGGCGCAGCGTGCTGAAGATACGCGAGTGCGCGAGCAGTATTACACCCAGATGGGCACCGATCGGGAGGCTGCTTTGAAAGAACGTATTCAGGCGCGGCTTGATGCGGCAGCCAGCCAGTTTGGTCAGGATTTAATTTTGAATCCTCAAGGTTTACCCGACTACGCAGGATCTGCTTTGAAGCGCGATCGCCGTCTTCAATCCGATACGCTAGCAGGCGCGGAGGGGGAACTTTATGCTATGTACGGAACTCAGCCTCCGTTATCTCCGGAAGTTATCGGAAGCCCAGCATACCAAGCTGGACGCCTACGAGGTACAGCGCGAGCGATGGCCGACAAAAGAGCCGAGAACGTGGCATTGATTCGGAGGGGGTTTATCCCGTTTGGTAAAAAACAAGATCAAGAACTTCCACAAGATGTACTAAACCAGATCGAGGGATTTTCTCCTGACATTTTCGACGGAGGTGGAGAGCCTTTAACTGAGGCGCCTATGGGTGCTAGTGCGCCGTCTGGCGGTGGGCAAATCGTCACAATCGGTGGCCAGCAGTACAGGGCTCCGGCGGCTGCTTTAAAGAAGACCGAGAAGGCGGGGACTGTGAAATTCTCTGACCCTAGCGGCGAATACACTTTGCCTGTTTCGCCCGAAGCTGCTCGCGAGTTGCTAACCAAACGCTTGGCCTCACCAGAAGGTGAGCAAGACCCGTATGCTGACATTGATGAAGCAATGAAAAACCTTCGCAAGCTGGCCAAAGACAATGATTCAGAAGTCAATGTCTACACAGACGACAAGGGGAACGTAAAGGTTCGCAAGGATCAGTTCGGATATTTTGGAGAGAGCAGGGGTCTCACCTTTGGAGAAGCCAAAGCGCAGCTGGAGGTGATACGGAAGGACCGAAAGCAAAATATGAAAGATCTGGAAACACTTCCAGGTCCAGAGGCTGGCATCAAACAAGGAACCAATCGGGTTCCTTCAATCTCGCCCAACCAAGTTATAGACGTTCGATCAATCCCAAATCTCCCCCGCATCGGACGCGGCACCAACGCTCCAGTAGCTACAACCAACGCACCACCTCAAGTAAGGCTTCCGGTTGATTCCCTTGCGCCAGCCAGCTCGATGTCAAGCGAGTCGCTGGGAATTGATCCAGAAGAGCTGCGCCAAGCCATGAGCGAATACAATGGCATTGACCCCACTGTTCTCGGACTTCAACTGCGTCGATCACTCAATGAGGCAGGCGCTGGAACGAACTCCCTTCCATTGGGGTTGTCTCAGGAGCAATTTGACGCAATCCTGCGAATGCCGCGTGGTCGTGCGCCCGTGGAACTTTAATTTACTATGGCAATCGAGATCGACTTTGGACGCGAGCTTGGCCGGGTTGCGTTTCCGGATGATGTTACGGACGAACAGGCTCAGTCCTACGTTCGTGAGAATTACCAGGCGATCCGACAGGGCCTTATTGGTCGGAGGCAGGAAGAGCTAGCAGCTGAGACCGAGGCGGAAGAGAAGGCTAAGTTCCAGTTGGGGCAGTACGGTACGGTCGAAACTGCGCTTAACACGCTGTCTGAGTTGCCGCGTGGGGCGCTTGAGGGAACCGGCGTAACACTCAAGGGAGCAGCTAGGGCCGCTACGTTTTTTCCTCCTCCAACAGTCAATCCTTACACCGGAAGGAAGATTGAGCAGACTGCCGAAGTCCCCCTGGAGCAAGAGCCTCTTTACCGCGCCGGTCAAGCCATCCAAGAGTTTGGGAAAGAAACCTACCCTGGTCTACCCGGCGTGCGAGAGTCTTTGCCCGCTCAGGTTATGGGCGGTATTGGAAGTACAGTTGCCACACTGCCAGCTGCGCTAATCGCTGGGCCGGCCGCTCCCCTTGGGGCCGCTATCTCCTACGGACTTCAATCAGGTGAGTCAGCAGCCGAAGAGGCTGATACCACCATAAATCGTCGCATTGCCGAGGCTATGGCTAGCCAGCAGTACGATGTCGCTGCGGATCTTCAAGATCGCCGCGAGCAGATGAAAAACTTAGCATTTATCACAGCCGCTCCGATTGGCGCCGCTACCGAGGGTTTGTTGGGTGCTGCACCCAAGGTGGCAAGGCGTTTTGTAACTGGTCGGATCGGAGGCATCGGCGAGCGGCTTGCCGAAAGTCTTGTACCCAAGTCTGCCAAGTACCAAAGGAAGTTTCTTGGAGCCACAGGTGCTGAACGTGTCCGGGGCGCTGTCGAGGCGCTGGCCACTGAGGGCGTCCAAGAATCAGCTGAGCAGCTTGGAGGAAACATTGCCGCAGCTGCGGTCTACGATCCCGAACGCGGGTGGCTTGATGGTGTTGCACAAGCGGGATTTGTTGGTTCCCTATCTGGAGGCATTGTTGGCGGTCTCGTTGGTTCAAGCCGCAATGCCAAGTTAGCCGGTGCCGCCAATGAAGCACTTGGCGGTGATCCGACAAATCCGTTGCCGCGTGCAAACGCCACCGTGGCTGGGTTAGAAGACACACAGCAAGAGGGTGAGCCCGAGATCACAGCTGAAGATGTCCTGAGGAGGTCTCAGGAAGCTGGATTACCGGGTCAGGAGGAAGTGGTTACTGAGCCCGTCCCAAAAGTTACACCTGTGCCTGCACAGCCGCAGGTTGATGCCGTTCGTTTGGATGACCTCCGCAAAAAAGCTAATGCTGGCACGATTAATCCAGATGAGCTTGCGGAGCTGACCGAAATACATCAGGCGATGAACATTCCGGCTCCAGTGGTCGGGAAGACTCCTACCCCCGCGCCCACTCCTGCCGCCGCAACTGTCGATCCCGAAACCGGCTTAGCCCCCGACGAGCAGGATGAACTCGATCAACTAATCACGGCCGAAGATGAAGGAATGCTAAGCGAAGAGGGTGCTATCACTCTTGCAGATTACCGTGCCCGATTGGGTGGGGTTAAGGCGGTGGTAACACCTGCCGCTCCGACATCCACTCCCGTCGCCACTCCGGTGGTTCGGACTCCAGAGCCTGTTCCGGTTACGCCCGCGCCGCAGGTCACCACATCCACGAAGCTCCCCAAAAATCTTGCCGGTGCCAAGCCCCGTTACAGCATCTCTCAGGATACGTACCTGCCGAGATTTGACAGCGACTTTGATCTCGCTGCGTACATTGTGACGCAGACAAAAAAATCTGATAGCGACGCGGATTACTTGAAGTGGGCAGTCGAGCGGTCTGGAATGACTCCAGAGGAAGTGCGTAAACACGGCCTTCAGGTTCGCGCTGAACTCAAGAAGCTAGCAGCTAAGACGAAGGCTGGAACTGCACAGAAACCTGCTGCGTTGGTTGTGCCTTCGGTGACGATTACAATGCCGGAGGTAAAGGTTACGGCGACTCCAGTGTCGGTGCCTGTCGCTGCCCCGGTAACCCCTGCCCCTACTCCAGTAGCGCCTACTCCGACTCCCGCCCCCGAGTACACTCCAGCACGAATAAACAGCCTACTCCGGAAGCTCAAGGCCAAGGCCACAGCTGTCGGCAAAGGGTTGTACGAGATCAAAAATCTAGCCCCAGGACAGAGGTTGGTTCTCCGCACTCGCTTTGGAGGGCTTCAGGAAACCGACCAATTTCTGCTGCAAGAGAAATCGCAGGTTACAGGATATCCTTCAGACGAAGGGTTTATCCTGCGCGACAAGCAGGAGGCCGTGGCTGGCGAAACGCCGAGGCCTGCGCCTAAGCCCGCTCCTATTGGTCCCAAGCCCGATGATGAACTCACCGAGCAGCAATACTACGACGCACGGGTCAAAGAAATTGCCCGGGACAACAAAGCTACCCAAGCCGAGGTACGCGAACAGTTTTCACGTGAAGACTCGAATCTCGAACATTGGCAGGCGATTCGGAATGCTGCTGAGTCTGGAAAGCAACTAAAGGTCGAAACGCTGAATCGACTGCCGGAATCGCGGATTGAATTTCTTCGTAAGCAGTACCCTCAGTCTGTTCCGCAGGGATACATGGCGCCAGCAGTCAGTAAATCTGTCGCGGAAAAGCAGGCTGAAATGCGGGCGGCAAAACGTGGCGTTCGTCTTGCGCCTGCACCTGCGCCGGCTACGGTCACGACTCCTACACCTGCGCCTGCCCCTGCGGCGATTACGCCTGCCACAAAAACAGCCAATGAACTCGCTGGGGATCTTGCGCTTTTAAGAGCGCAAAAACCGAGGCCGCTTAAGAAGCTTTTTGGCCCCAACCCAACCGAAAAACAAAAGGCGGCACACAAAGCCGCGATGTCTGATTGGGAGAAGCAGTATCGTAAACTGGCTCAGCTGCAAAAACGCACGCTTGACCAAGAAAACGCTAATCGCACCTCCAAAGTCCGTCCCGCATCCCCCGGCGAACAGGTTCAACCTCCAGCTGCGGCCGGTGCCCCGATGCAAGAAGGCATCGACAACATCAAGTTTGTCAGCGAACCCGTTGCTCAAGCTCGCGGCGGTGGCATGGACGCTAAGGATGCCAAGGCTAAACTCGTTCAGCAGCTGGAGCGGGCCGTGGAAGCTGCGCCTGCTGAAAGCGATCAGCAGTACCGAGACCTGATTTCGACAGGTCAAACGGATCTTGAAGAGCGATTCAAGACCGTGAACGACAAGAACATGGGCGCCGGGTTTGAGGCCAAGTACCGAAAAGCTCACGAACTCGGGAAGCAGTTGCTCGCCAAGTACGGGCCAAGCGTTCCCAAGGTTACGATCGAGATCCCTGGAGATGGCACTTACACCATTGCTAACACAAAGCAGGCGCTGAATCAGGTTTTAGCAAAAGCCCAGAAGCTCAACACTTCCACGGCAAAAGGACCCGTTCGTGCTCCAGCTGCTGCTAGAAAGCCTGAGCGCGCAAACGAAATGCTGATGCGGATGGCGAAGCAGGCGACCCAGGTGTACGGAAAGAACGCCGCTGCAAAGCTACGGGAGCAGGCTGCTAATACCGACCTTGAACTTACTGATGCACAGCGCAACGACTTGAAGGTTGTTGCGGACATGATCACCCCAGTAGTCGCCGAACCCACCGAAGCCGAACTTCAAGCAGCTGAGGAAGCCCGCCTAGCTCAAGCTGAGCAAGAGATCGACGCTGGCCCCATTGGCCAAGCCAAGCAGAAGTTGGAGGATGAAGGCTCCGACATGAAAAAGAGCCAGGTTAAAGCCATGGCGCGTAAACTGGAGGCTAGCGGCGTCATTGATGACTCTGAGTTGGATGATGAAGGCCGTGACACTGGAGTGGATGAGCTTGTCGGTCAGCTGCTAGAACGCGTTGAGGAGGCCCGGGATACGGCGATTCAAGAGCGGGAACAGGAGTTGGCTGATGAGGCGAAGGCTGAAAAGGCGGCTCCCAAAACAGCCGCCCAATCCGCCATAGACGCCATCGACAAGGTCAGCAAAGGGCTGTCAGAAAATTCGTACTCCGATCCGCTGTTTCTAACCCCGCTGGCAAAGCTAGCACTGCAAATTGCCAAGGGACTAATTCAGGTTGGTGTTGCGGTTGATAAAGCAATTCGCCAAGCCATCGCGCAAGCTAGACAGCAGTTTCCGAATGATCCTACTGACGACATCCAGTTGGCTGATCGACTGATTCGAGATGCGGAGTATACCGCAGCTGTTGCAGCTGGTGACATGGAGACAGCTCAGCGGATGGTCGATGAGGCTGCGGTAAAGGCGGGGTACAAAACCAAAGGATTTCACCGCACACCAAAAGCGTTCACCAAGTTCATTCCTGGAGGACCTAAAGCTGAGGCTCAATTCTGGACCACCAAAGCAGGAGAATTTAGAACCCTGTTTGGTCAGTCAGGAAGAGCCATTTGGTTTGGATCGTCTCCAGAGAATCTTCCCGCATACCACAACGATTCAACTGGAAGTGGCGTTGTGCTTGAGGTGTATCTAAAGAACCCATCACCACTGCAAATTGATGATGACACCAGAGCTTGGGGTCGAGACATCTACGCAGATGGGTCAAAGCAATTTCCACTTCTGCTGTCCGATGAACACATTCAGAGCATCAGGAAGGACGGCTACACTGGCATAGAATATTGGAATAACGGCAAGACTGCTGACAAGTCTGCGCCAGATGAGATGGTGGTATTTGACGCCAACCAAATCAAATCCGCCGATCCCGTCACTCGCGACGATGAGGGTAACGTCGTTCCGTTAAGCCAGCGTTTCCAAGCTAGCACGGCTGACATTCGAGGAGCATCCGGTTTAAACCGTGGAATCGGAAAGCGGCTGTCCGATTGGGCTAGGAATGATACCGACGAAGCTACTCGCCGGGTGCGATTTACGAATCCATCGACTGGAGAACAAGCGACCTTTGGAGATGTTATCTCCGATCTGCAATCAATCTCGGATGAGGCTGCTCCAGAATACGTTCGATGGCTGCAAAGCATTCCGAACAAATCTACTGCGACTGCTGACATTGTCTCCGATATTACCTTTATTTCCCGATTGGATGCTGAGGCTGAGCGCAATCAACGCCCCGACCGGGTCGAAGCCATCCTCAAGAAGGTAATCGCCGCTACCGATCCAAAGGGCAAGGTATTCGAGGCCATAACCGGGTTGTCGAACTTCGTGGTTTATCAAGCCTCGAAGATTGCGCTCCAGATCTACCAGGCTACCAAGTCCTGGGTGGCCGCCCGTAATGCTGGCATGGACTACATCAAATCCCACGTCCAGCTGAGCAACGAAGCGGAGACTGCCGCTAACTTCGAGGAGTTCATCAAGGCTTTCCCGAACCAGGAGATTCCTGCTGGCACGCCTGAGCGCCCCCAACCTCCGTCGCCGGATGTGCGCGTTCCTTCTCGCGGTTTGTTTCTTGGAGACATAAGCACGGATACCGATGAGAACTGGGCATCCGAGGCAAGAAAGTGGGTCGATTTCTACAAAGGCAATCTGGAACGCGCCTTTCAGTTTGTTCTCACCGCAGACATTGATAACGCATTCAAGGAATACATCCTTGGGGAAATCATCCAACGCAACCAGTTGGACATCGCCCGAGCCAAGAATGACGTCGAAGTGCTGCGAGCGTTAAACCTTGAGAAGCGACTGGCAGATTCAAAGAAATCGCTTGGTGCTGTTACCGCTAAGGCGATGGCTGCTCGTAATCTTTCTCAGGAACGCTTCTGGTGGGCTCAGCCGGCGATGATCTATCGCAACCTGATTCGCAAGCGTCAGGATGAGTTGATTCCGTTTTCCAAGATTGAGTCTGAGCAGGTGCGTAAATGGCTTACTGAATCAGGTCGCGAGGCTGTGAACCAGATTCGCGAGGCCATGAAGAAGGCGGATGCTGTGTTTGCCCGCGAATTCCGCAAGATCAAGCAGGTCCCCGGCGAGCCCGAAGGCCCTCCCATCGAGATTAAGTGGCAGGACATCCTTACTAAGGCTCTGGACACTCAAGGTTCAGTGCGGCAGAAGATGCTTCAGGTGATCCTAGCTGACCCGCGTCTGCGTAACCTAAGCCCTGCTGGCATTGCGGAGATCACTAACCTCCTGACCAACGCTTGGGAAACGAAGCGGAATCAAATCTTCAGGGCTGAGTTCCAGAAGAAGGTGCCGCTGCCGAACGTCAAACCCGATGTTCGCGAGAAGCTCTTCCGCTCTCTACCTCGCATCCTGAAGTACGCCAACATTGCCAGGGCTACCCCGGGCAGTTTCTCGATTCAAGACGGCCCTGATACGTTCCTGCTGTGGAATCAGGCATTTCGAGACGCAGTGGCGCCGGAGTTTGGTGTCGCTGAGCTTAACGGAATCACCGCCCGCAAGATCACTGACCTAGCACAGAAGGCGCAGGCTCAAAGCGGAGTCAATCGAAACGAGATCATCCAGCAGATGTTCCGCCTCATGGCCCGAGAGGGCGGCGTCAAATTCTCGGATGCACTACGTGATTACTGGTACGCGGCGGTGCTATCAGGTCTCCGCACGCAGGTAGACAACGGGGCAAACGTATTCAACGGATTCCTCAACACAGCCATGTTTGCTACCATGGCCAAGAAGGATGCTGGTTTTATAGCCTACTCTTCACTCAAGGGACTCGCCGAAGGTATCCAAGATTTCTGGCCAATACTCTGGAAGGGTGAGCTTTTTAGGTCTGCAAACTTCAACCCTGACCAACCGGGCAGCGCACTCGAAGGACTAGGCGAGTCGCGCAACCTATTTGCTAAGGGGATCAGTCAGTTCAAATACGTCAGCCGGCTTATTACCGCGCTCGATCATATAAATGCGTTGATGTCCGATTCGAGTGCAAAGGCATACGCGTTACGTAAACTGTACGACGCCGACGTTGCCCGCCAGTATCTCACTCCGTCGCCAGAGGTGGTTGCTGTGGCTCGTGCTCGTGCGATCGCTGAAGGCACCCGTCCAGAACTGGTCAACAAGCGCACCCGCGAAATCATTCAGGAGAATTTGCCCGTGGAAATCCTACTGACATCAAAAGAAATTCGCGAGATGGCCACGTTTACCGAAATACCCCAGGGGTTACTTGGAAGTCTGTACCGTGGTCTGGATCAAGCAGCTCAGGGCAAAACGCTCTACAAGGTCCTGTCTGGAACGAACTTCCTACGATTTGCGGCCAACTCCGCTAACGAGATCCTTAACTTCGCTTTACCAGTCGCGCTGTATCGTTGGTATCAATCCGCACCTGGAAGGTCAGAAGGCGAATACGGCCTGAAGTTCTCCGAGTCGCGACGTGACCTGATATTAGCCAAGGCAGCGTTTGGAACGGCACTTGGAATCTTTGCTGGTGCCCTGTTCCTCGGTGACGATGACAAGGAAGAGGATCGCAACATGGACATAACGGGGTCGTTTAAGTCCCTCGACCCTAACAAGCGCAAGCAGCTGCTGTCAGAAGGCCGACAACCCTATTCCATCCGGTTTGGAAACACCTATGTGTCCTATCGCCAGATGGGGTTTGGTGGAGTGCTAGCAACAATCGGTGAACTTCGCGATCGCCAGTTGTTCTCCCCGGATAAGTGGTCTCAGGAAAATATTGTAGACAAGGTCTTGGATGGAGCCGCAGCTGGAATGTTCATCGTCAAGGACTCAACTGCGATCTCTGGTCTAACCGAGCTTCTAGGCTTCGCTAACGCCTACAAGTACGACACCGACGAGTTCATCGAGAAATCATTCCCGCGCTACGTTTCACGTCTGGCAGGGTCTTTGGTGCCCAACATTCTCAAGGAGGTCGATGCTTGGTCTGACCCGTCGATCTTTAAGACTGAGGCTGGCAACCTCGGCTACGAATACTTCCTTCAGCAAGTGCCGTTCGGCCGTCGTGAGATCGGGCCAGGTCCGATCCTCAACGTGCTAGGCGAACCAGTCAAAGTTGAACGGTATCCGTGGAGTCGGTGGGCCAAAGAGCGCGAGGTTGATACTGCGTGGAGCACCCTGGGTTCACTCGCCAGCAAAGGCGTCTTCATGCCGGTGCCGGCAATCACGGTCAAGGTCAACGAAAACGGCACGCGTCGAGAACTCACACGCGAAGAGAAATACTCCTACCAGCAGGCCGTTGGTCAGGGTTACCGCAAGTTTATCGAGCAGAATCGGGAGCGGCTGCTAGCTCTTCCGCCTGCCCAGGCATCCGACTTCATCGACAAAAATGCAGATCGCATTCGTCGAAATGCCCGAACAAATCTGAAAAATTCGTTCTGAAATTGCTGGACACCTTACGCCACTTGCCATACGTTGACTGACGTATGAGCAACCTATCAGTCGCAACACAGCAAGCACAACCTCTCAGCGCCTTCTCTTCGGAGAACGCGTTCGTCTCCGTCCAACGCATGGCCAAGGCCCTTGCGTCCAGCACCCTCGTTCCCGACGCCTACCGGGGCGAGGCTAACCTCGGGAACTGCATCATTGCTCTGGAACTCAGCCAGCGCATTGGCGCCTCGGTCATGGCTGTCATGCAGTCCATGGTTCCTATCCACGGCAAGCCCACGTGGTCTGCTAGCTTCCTGATCGCCACCGTCAACAGCTGCGGTCGCTTCTCTCCGATGCGATTCCGCTGGGTCGGAAAAGAGGGGACAGATGAGTGGGGCTGCCGCGCCTTCGCAGTCGAGCGCGACTCCAACCTGGAACTCGTTGGCGCCCTCGTGAACATCAATATGGCCAAGGTCGAGGGTTGGTACGGCAAGTCTGGCTCCAAGTGGAAGACCATGCCGGAGCAGATGCTTCAGTACCGCGCTGGCGCCTTCTGGTGCCGCACCTACGCGCCCGAGATCGCACTGGGTATGCACACCTCGGAAGAGGTCCAGGACACCCCTGCGGCCCAGCAGGTGGTCCAGTCGGTCAGCGTGAGTTCATCCATCGTAGACGTGACACCGACGCCGGCCGAACCGAAGCCGCGCAAGAAGAAGGAGGCCGAGGCTATCGCAATCGTGGAGCCGCCCGCTCCCGCCGCTCCTGAACCCACACCGGAGATCGTTGAGACTGCACCACTTGCACCCGCCCCCATCATCCCACCCGCACCCGTTCCCGCACCGGAGCCTGAGCTTGAAACCGTCGAAGGCACGCTAGCATCCGCTGGGATCACCTACGAGCAGCTGGTGAAGCTGGTCATAGACCTGAAGTGGTGGGAAAACCCTGAAGCCTATCCCACGGTGGCAGACCTTCCTCCTGATATCTGCAACTGGATCATCCGGAACAAGCGTGGTATCGGCCGTGCAGTGGTGAAGGCGGGAGGTGCGCTGTGAATTTAGTCCACCCCATCGACGTAAACACCTACCGCAGTCACCCGGCGATCAACATCTCCAGCCTCAAGGCGTTCAGCCGGTCGCCAGCGCACGCTATGATTGGCTTCGAGGAAGAGCGCGAACCGTCCGAGGCCATGGCGATCGGCTCCCTGCTGGATCACAAGGTCCTCGGGACGCCGTACCTGTGGACCACATCTCCCTACGACGACTTCAGAACCAAGGAAGCACGCGCCTGGCGAGAGGACCAGGAGTACCGCCGGGTCACCGTGTTTAAGCAGGACGCGATCGAGACTGTCGAGCGCATGGTTAAGTCCGTCCGTGAACACCCAGTTGCAGGCCGTCTACTAGCCGAGCCGGGTAAGGCCCAGGTCGGGATGTTCGGTGAGTTCGATGGCTGCGACCGGAAGGGCCTGATCGACTGGCTTCCAGATGCGACCCCGGTAATCGTCGATCTCAAGAAAACGAGGGATGCTAGCAAGGC